ATCGAACAGGAACTTAAGAAAGGACTGACCGAGCTGAAAACCAAACTGAAAAAGAATGCGAAACAGATCAAGACGAAAGACGAATTGCTCAAAGTCGCACGTGTGTCATTCGACGATCCAACGATTGCCGAGATCATCGCTGACCTCTACTTCAAGCTCGGCAAAGACGCCCTCATCTCGATAGAGAAGTCACCGACAATGGAAACCACAGTCGAGACAACGGACGGCATCAACATCCGACGTGGCTACATCAGCCCTTATTTCGTAAACAACCCCGATCGCATGGAGTGCGTGCTTGAAAAGCCTTACTTCCTGATCACTGACTATCGCCTCACGCAAAACAGTGACCTCATGCCGATCATGGAAAAAATGGCCGCTAAAGGCCTTCAAAATCTCGTGATTATCGCCGAGCACGTCGAAGGCTCCGCGCTCGCGACACTGGTGATCAATCAACCGCATGTCGTGAATCCCGAGACCAAAAAAACTGGCACATTCGCCAGCGTTGCAATTGATGCACCAAAAGTCACGCACATCAAAGTTCTACTCGAGGACTATGCGCTCCTGACTGGCGCGAAAGTGTTCTCGACCGAGAAAGGCGACAAGTTAGAAAAAGCTGAAATCTCCGATCTTGGTCGAGCCGCAAAATTCATATGCCGACGCGATGAATCGATCGTTGTTAGCCCAGGTGGCACAAAAACAGAAATTGCAATGTCCGTTTCAAGCCTTCGCGTCGCAATCGATTCTGAAACAGACACAGGAAAAAAAGAACTGCTCAAGCTTCGCCTCGCCACATTCACAAACTCACTCGCTGTGATAAAAGTCGGTGCGATGACTGACAACGAACAAAAAGCCCTCAAATACAAAGTCGAGGACTGTGTGCATGCAGTGAAATCTGCCTACCGAAACGGCGTCGTCTGCGGTGCTGGCCTCGGTCTCTCACATATCAAAACATCATCGCCAATCCTCAATGAAGCCCTCCAGTATCCTGCACGACAACTCCGCGAGAATATGGGGTTGGACGGCGAAGAATTGCTCCAAGACGGCCACGCTTACAACGTGGTGACACACGAAACGGGACCCTACCTCGAGGTGGGTGTGGTCGATCCCGTCGACGTCCTCTTGGCAGGCGTGGAAAGTGCGGTGTCTATCGCGTCGATACTCATTACCAGTACGGGCATGATCATCGAGGCGCAGAAAACCGACTGACCACCTGTGGATAGCGACCGCTTGCTATAAAATGCGAAATAGGGTATAATAAGACCATGATACTGAAAGCCCTAATCATCATCGAAATAGCAGTGGCAGGCGTCCTTGGTGGCTGGCTCTTGACTTTCAACAGTCCCACAGAACCGCCCCAAATAACGCCGATCGTTATCAATGAAACGCCAGTGGCAATCCCAACGGAATCGACGACGACGCCCACGGCGACCCAAACGATCGTTATCCCGATTCCGACACCAACGCAGCAGGTGGAGTCGCAGGTGACCGAAATTACGACAACGGAAACTACTCCTGAACCGACCCCGACACCACCTCCGCAAACGATTTACGTCCCGATCTACATCACACAACCCGCCCTCGCGCCGCAACCAGCGCCTGAGCCGTTACCAACAATACAACCTGAATCAACACCATCTATGTCATCAATCGAAATCATCAATCCAATCCCAGGTAAGGGCGCAGGACGAACCTACACCGCCCAACCTCAAATCATTGACGAGTCGAACTATGTCGAGCTAGGCCTTGTCGTCCGCGATGATGCTGGCGAACCCATCAAGAACGTGGTCGTCACTATTACTGCCACCGATGAGACGCAAAACAAAACCCTGAATAACACGGGCAATGTGTACCCGCGCTACGAAAACGAAGTCAGAATAATGACTCCGTTCTACCCATTTCATTACGAATTCAAAACGGTAGGTGACCACACAATCACTTTTACCGCTAACGGCATGACCGAAAGCGTGACCCTTACAGTCATCGCGCCCGATCCTGCATAATAAAAATCAACATGCAAAAAGCCAAACAATTTTTGGAGTCTTTAGTCAGCCAACTCGTCACTGATCCATCAGCCATTTTCGTTGAGGAGAAGACCGACGAGATGGGCGTGCTACTTACACTCCACGTCGCAGCTGTCGATATGGGAAAAATTATCGGCAAAAGTGGTGAAACTGCCAAGGCGATCCGTACACTTCTTCGTGTTTGTGGGTCCCTTGAAAAAGCCCGCATTAACCTTAAAATCGCTGAGCCAGAAGGCGGTCGAGTTTCGAATCGACCTGACGACTTTAACGCCTAACCATCATGGAAATCACCGAGCGGCCACTAGCCGAAATAAAACCATATCCCAAGAACGCTAAGGAACATCCTGAAAAGCAGATCAAGAAAATCGCCGCGTCGATCGCAAAATTTGGATGGGCTCGCCCGATCGCAGTTGATCCCAATGACGTCATTATCTACGGCCACGGTGCCTACCTCGCTGCACTCTCGATTGGCCTAACCACAGGTCCTGTCCTACAACTTGACCTATCCGAAGAACAGTCAGCTGCATACCGCCTCGCCGACAACCAACTGAACGCCCTCTCTGACGTGCAAATGGACGTTGTGATCGAAGAACTGAAGACCTTGTCGCTGGAAATGATTGACCTCACAGGCTTCAACTCAAACTTGATCCTTGAAACAAAAGAGGACAAACCCGACCTCGCAAATATCGGTAAACCGCAAACCGAGCTCGGCGACGTTTACGAACTGGGACCACACAAGATAATCTGTGGCGACTCAACTGATCCGAACACGTATTACAATTTGCTCAAAACAAAAGAAAAAGATGGTGTTGGTATTGAATTGGCTCGGCTTATTTTCACTGACCCGCCATATTCGATTGACTACCACTCCGTCGATAAGAAAAAAGGTGGCAAAGGCCTCTCGTACAACAGTGAGAAGTTCGGTGGCACTGGCGGTCGCATATTCAACGACGACAAGACACCCGAGGAAGCGCTCGAATTCTATAACAAAATCCTCAAGTGCCTTTTCGATTTCTCCACTAACGACGCAAACATCTACTGGTGGTTCGCATCACGCCTCACCGATATCAACATGCAGGCGATGCGTGAGCAAAAATGGCACTACTCGCAGACGATCATCTGGCTCAAAAACAGCATGATATTCTCGCCTGGCCAAAAGTTTCATCGCATCTACGAACCTTGCCTCATGGGCTGGAAAGAAGGTCAGACTAGCTACCAAGATTTCACATTCAGCGCATACACCGAGTTATGGACAACTGGCGACGCGAAAACGTTCTCCGATCACCTCGATGTGTGGTATCAAAAGCGCGACAACACTAACCAGTACATCCACCCGACCCAAAAGCCCGTACAGCTCGCAGAACGCGCCCTGAAACGCACCAGTGAGCGCAATGACATCGTTATTGACGCGTTCGGTGGCTCTGGCTCAACCCTCATCGCCTGTGACCAGCTGGAACGTCGCGCACGCCTGATCGAACTGGATCCGAAGTATGTAGATGCAATAGTCGGTCGATATTGCAAGTTCAAGAAAGATACTGCCATCGTGAAGAACGGCAAACCAATCCAATGGGTAGCATAATCAATTGGCTTCAAAAGAAACTGAAACTCCGATCGAAGTGTTGCAACGCATCAACTTATTACTTCTTCGGTTGGAGTTGGGAAGGAGACGGTCTACGATGTACCGCCTGCGAGGCATATCAATGATATGGGAACACGACACTGGCAAAATCTGATTCATCTGAAATGTCCTGATTGTGACACTCGCATGGATCAACGACGTGTTGGCTACCAATGCCCCGCAATTGATCATCACTTCTTCATCACTCGTGCCAAACTCGCACAGTACCTGACCGATCCGACACACCCAATCGTGCGCTTCGCCTCGCCACACGAACGCGAGATCATCGAGAAAGCCCTCCAAGAACTAGGTATCCAACATGTCGACGATTTCTGGCGAGCGCCCGCATTAAAAAGCTGATATAATATGTAAAATATGAGCAACAAGAACTCAAAAAACAAAGGCGGCCGACCACTCTTCGATGGAAAAGACGTCAAAGACGTACTGGCGAAACTGGAACAGGCTGCACTCATCAACGCACCTGTCGCAGAGATGTGCTTTTACGCGGATATTTCCCAATTTCAATACTTCCGCTACATCGAAAAGCACCCCAAGTTTCGTGAGCGTTTGAATATGTTCCGTGAGCGTCTCGCCCTCAAATCTCGCCAAAACATCGCAACCCAAATCGAAGGGGGTGACGTCGGCCTCTCCAAGTGGATGCTCGAACGCACAAAGCCTGACGAATACGGCGAAACCCTCAAACTTGACCACGGCGGCCAGATATCCCATGTCGAGGGCTTTGACCCCGCCATCGAAGCGGTACGCGCCAAATACCACGAAGAAATGCGTGCAATCACACGCCAACATTATTTGAAGAAAAAAGAACCAAAAACATGAGAGAACTACGCAACATCGTCGTGATCATCCTCGCGCTATACATGAGCGCTGTTGTTTCACCTTGGTACCTGCTCGCGCTCCTAATCATATTCGTATGACACAAAAGACCCAAAAATTCATCGTGACCGACGGCTGTATGTGGGAACAAAACAAAAGGAACACCACCTGCCACCCGCACGCCATCGAAGTCGTTGACGTCGAAACTGGTCAAGTACGTTACATCAAAAGCGGATCCGTAATCACGTTCGTTTCTGGCAACATTACCCAGTCTCGTGATCAGGAAATGTACAACAAAAAACCATGAAAATCGTCCAAGAAAAACCACCCATCTACGACGCTATCCTCGCCCACGGCATGCAACCGCACCATGGCGTTATTTACACCTACGGTGACACGATATACAACCCCTCGGGCGCCGACCTGCCCGATCACCTCATTGTCCACGAGGAAACGCATCGTGACCAACAAAAAGATGAAAGGACTCTTGCTCTCCTTGCGCCGTCGTCGAGCACGCCTTTGCACTTTTTGCATATGAAAATCTTGCGCTCGATGTCGATAGACATTTTGCGTGGGTTCTCGGTATCCCAGTTTAGAAATTGCACGAGTTGGCAGTGAGGGCAGGTCACGAACCAGTGCTTTTGATCGCTCTGCATCCAGTCGGCATGCACGCCTGTTTCGGGCAGGGAGGGGTGAGAGAACGTGTGTGTTTGTTTGAATTTCGAGTGTTGCAGACGAGCTTGGAAGTCGGCGATGATGTCGAGTTTGGAGCTGTCTTTTTCGTCGTGTACAAGTCGATCGCCAGTCACCATGATTGCGGCCTTTTTCGTCCATGTGCCTCGGAAGTAGATCATCGAGTTCTTGACCGCTTTCTGCTCGATTGAGTCCTTGTCGGCGACGTCCTCGAGCATTTCGGGATTGTTGGCGATGATTCGGTTCACCTTGCCACCTACGAACACACGAACGTCTTGATCGG